TCTCTTGCAACTCGATTAACAGATCCTTCATCTTACCCATCTTCTTGCTCCTCAAAATCTGGCTCAACATGGTACGTCCCATGGTGGATGTCTGCCCATTCAAAATCCTCTTTGAACTTTAACTGCGCCTCTTTAGCACTGTCCGCCTCAACCAAGTCCTCGATCTCAAGCGTTACTTTATACATCATCGTCCAACACCTCTTCGAACTCTGGGTTGATGACTTTGACTTCGACAAGTGTGTCATCGCTATCAAAAGAACTTTTGAACCCTGCGCCGCGGTTCAGGACGCGCCAACGGGCTTCTGCTTCGCTTTTGGCGTTAACGACGTGTACGTCGCATTTTTCGTAATGGCGGATGATTTCGTATTGTGGCATTTTACCCTCATAAAATTAAAACGTATCCCCTAACTAATCGGCGTATGGGACTTTGTCAAGTTCTTCCAAAACACTTTCTTCTAAAAAATCTAGATAGTCTGCGATTTCTTCGAGAATTTGCACAGCTTCGGGCCGTGGTTTGAATGTACCACTGCGAATAGCTAGTGCGATTAGTCTCAGGTCCGTGGAGCGTGGTTGTTCTTCCATACTTAAATTTATAAATTGTATGGGATTTGGTCAAGAAAAAAGCCCCAGACCGAAGTCCGAGGCTCTTAGTTCATTCATGAGGTGTCTTTTATATATGCGATAATATACTAGGCGTCAACCGATTTTTTGTACACTTCGAACATTAATCGTAACTGTCCGCTAATTGTACGGCCTTCCGACTTAGCTATGTCCTTAATTTCCTGATAGACTTCTATCGGAACCAGAACGCTCTTCCATTTTTCCGTGTTCATCCGCTGTCCTTTCACTGTTTGTGTAAGAATATATAGGATACTATGGGAAAAGCAAGAAAAAAGCCGCGGTCATGGAGCATACCGCGGCTAAGTTGCGAGGTAAAACGAGAGGCGTGTAAGGAACTATGAAGCTTCCCCCCAACTTGGACCTACCTCGACGTCACATTTGTTGGGTATGCTTAATGGTATCGCATTTTGCATGATTTGAGAAATGTTTTCTGCTTCTTCGCGATTTTTTACCGACATAGCGATCTCATCGTGTATCTGGATCATCGGCAACATGCCCTGCTCGTAGATATCTACCATGGCCTTTTTGGTCATGTCCGCGGCCGACGCTTGAATTAAACGGTTCAACGCTTTGTAAGTGTATGCCCGCTTCAAACGCACGGTGTCGCCGTAGGTTTTGACTGCTTCCTCGTAGGGCAAAGCCTTGTTCATCTCAAATGTATCAGGCTCCCAGAGATTAAAACGGCAGCGACGGCCCAAAAGGGAACGCAGTTCGCCCCTGCTATCCTTCTCGTTCAGGCGGTTCATGACGCCCATGGACAGACCCTTAACAAACGGCAGTGTCTCGTTGAAATGCCGCAAGACACTCTTGGCCTCGTCCACAGGCACGTCCAACTCGCCCGCAAGCTTGTTGACGCCCATGCCGTACAAAATACCCAAACCCACCGTCTTGGCCCGCTTACGAGAGATGTTCGTCATCTCGGATACCATCGTGTGAAAGTCTGTGCTTGGGTCCTCGTTGTAACGGTCAACAAACTCCTTAGCCCCGCGGAGCGGTGCGCCTCGCTGTTCGCCAAACACATGAGCATAGTGAACCAAGATGCGTGGTTCTTGTTGCGAGAAGTCAATTGCCGCCCACTGGTCGCCCTCTTCTGGTAGGAACAGGCTGCGGATCATCGGACCCAACTCTGGGTCGCGGGCAGGGATTTGTTGTAGGTTGGGGTTGTTCATCGAAATTCGCCCTGAAACCGTCCCGCCATCGTCCGATCTGATCTGGTTAATGTGCGCGTGGATGCGGCCGTCGGACCGACAGTGCTTGAGGATCGTATTGATAAACGTGCCAGACGTTTTATTGAGGTTACGCGCCTCGACAATCATCTGTGGTAAATCGTGAGGGTGGTCAGAAAGATAGGACTTTGTAAAGGACGGTGCCCCTTTCTCGGTCCTGTCGTAGGTCAGGCCCTGCGCATCGAATGCCTTGGCTATCGATTGGGCTGCCCAGATTTCTACATCAAAGCCCGCAAGCTTCTTGATATTTTTTAAAACTTCTTTCTCGCGTTTAAGAAGCGCGTTCCGTGTGCGCTCGGCCTTGTCTAGATCAACGCGGACACCGCGCCAAGTCATGTCCACCAAGCAGGGCAAGAGCCGTGTTTCGAGGTCCATGATCTGTCCTAGACCATCCTGTTCTATTTTAATGCGAAGGAAGTTGTAGAGTTCGAGTGTAACTTCTGCGTCCACCTCGGCATAGGGGCCGACAAACATAGCGGGCATCTTGTACATCTCGGCCTTTGGGTCGAGGCCAAACGCCTGTGCCGCTTCTGTCAGTAGTTTCTCTGACTTGGTCTTGTTGAGATACTCGTAGGCGAGAGCGTTCAGGCTGTAGCTGAAACGGTTCTCATCTAGCAGTGACGCGAGGACCATGGTGTCGTACACCTTGCCCTTTATGTCGAAGCCCATGCGGCGTATCCAACCCATGTCGTATTGAGCGTTGTGCATGATCTTGTCGGCAGGGCATTCAAATACCTTCTTGAGCCAACGGTTGACGATTTTCTCGTCGAGATTGCCGCCACCTGTGTGACGAATTGGGATGTATCCAGACCAATCGTCCACGGCAATTGCGTAGCCTACAACTTCGCCGTCGCCAGTGGCCCATCCCGGCCCGTTCTGCTTTAGATTTGGGTCTTTTGTCTCGACATCAATCGCTATTTTCTTAGCGTTCGTTATATCGGGTAGTTCGTGGGGTGGAACCCACTCGCTCTTGGGAGCGAACATTGCCATTTGTAGTGCCATCTGTAACCTGCCATTTTAGATGTTGCGCCATGTCGGCCATTATAAAGACGAATTGTTCTGGGGGTATTTTTGCTATTTTGACATTATCTTCCCAGATGTACAAACCGTCGTCTCTAACTGCCCAGTAGTAATCCCAACTCATTGCATGGTCCTTTCCACTGGATAGTATACTAAGTGAAGTGAATTACAGTTGGGGCATGTAAGATTTGTGACCATGCTATATTGCTCGTGCATCAGGTCTATGTCTTCGCCCCCGTCAGCGGCTATTCCAACGTTGTAACTTTCTACGTCACAATCGTCATCGCCGCCCCAGATTAATTCTGTTTTGCAGTGCCAACAGTTCATAATGGATAACTCCTCTGCGCGTCCTCGGGTTCAACGACAAACAAATTCTGGCGGGTTCGCGTCACGCCCACATAGAACACTCTGTGTATGTCGTCGGGGTTGTGTTTAAGCTGCTCGTCCGCTGCCGCAGATAAATCAGTAAACAAGATTACGTTGTCTGCCTCGCCGCCCTTTGATCCGTGGATCGTGGACACTGTAATGCGGGGCGTCCCATTGAACTTCTCGCCACGGCGCAAGAGCGCAGTGATATAAGCACGGTCTTTGTCTGGTATGCGGTCCATAGCCTCGGACCAGATCATATTGGCGTCGGCGGCTAACCCGTGCTGCAACTGAAGGTGAGCCAAGCTGAGTTCGTCAGCGTCGTCTACGCCTGTAAGTTTCTTGTAGCCCCGTGCAATGCGGTTACCTGTAGACATGTAGCTGTATATGTTGCGGGCCGTCTTGCCCGATACAGTCCTGCCTTTCTGTAGGTCGGTCCATCCGTTGACGGCGTCACTTAGTTTCTCGCCTATGGACCGTGATCCGCGATAGGTAAACAGGTGTCCGTTGGAGCGCAGGTCGGCAGCGACGGGCTGCAACTGGTATCCTGCTTGTGCGAGTACGAGCCAAGAGCCGCGCGACATGTCCAGTTCAGACACGTCGGTGATCCGTGAGTAGTTTCCGCGTTCTGCCCTCGGCTCGTATCGCTTAGGGTAACGCCTGTATATACGCTTGGATATACCTTCGGCGATACCGTGTACGGTTGACGGGATGCGGTATGACTTAGAAAGTGTCTCGGACGGCCCATCTAGGTTAATAAAGTGATCCACGTCGGCCCCTGCCCAACGGTAGATGGCTTGGTCGTCGTCGCCCGCACAGTACATGCGCTCGGCCTTCTGTTCTATCAGGTGAGCGATATCCCACTGTAGGGGCGATAGGTCCTGCGCCTCGTCTAGAAAGCATAGGCTAAAGCGTGGACAGAAACGGTGACTGTCATCGACAAAGTTCTGAAGCATGTCGGTGAAGTCGTAGAGGTTGTTGCCCTTTTTGTAAGCACGGAGACTTTTTGCCACAAAGTTTACCGTGTTCCAATCCTCTTCCAAATTGCTTCTGTTGTACTCAGTGCGCAAGTCTGTCTTCTTGATCCGCGCTAAGTTGATAAGGCCAATGATTGGATCGTGTTGGTTGACCATGTCCATCAGGTCGTCGTCTATGTCAGGTTTGGCCCCTGACTGTAGCGTCACGCCAATCGTCCGACTAAGTTCGCGATAGTTTTCTGGCTGCATCACCTGTTCGGGGCGTATGTCAGAAAGCGTCAAAGCAAGACTGTGCAACGTGCGGAAGTAGAACAGGTCCTTCTTTGGGTCTAGATTAAAGCGGGCAGCCGCGCGTTCTTTGGCCTCAGTTGCGGCCTTTTTGGTAAACGCAAGGAAAGCAATGCCCATGGGCGGCGTACCGTCTTCAAGAGCCTTGTCCACCATGTTGAGTAGTGTCGTTGTCTTGCCCGTTCCCGGGGGTCCGAATATCCTGAACATTCTGTTTTTCCCTGTTATAGATTTGCGACACGCGCTGCTTTGAGATGTTGAACCACTTGCCAACCGCTGTAACGGTCATCAGGTCCTCATCGATCATGCGCACGATCTCTCGGTTTCGCTTCTTCTTAAACTCCATTAGAAAGGACTCTCCCCACCAAACTCAGGCACCGTTATGTCTATGTCACCCTTCTCAAACGAAGGTATCTTCCAGACACGGACGGAACGCCCCTTGATCTTCAGGACAGTACTGTCCCCGTTAATGTCTCGCAGACGCTGCGCCACCTTGTGTGACTTGTACTCAAAGAATTTGTTCTTGCGTAAGTGCGCCTCGAAATCCTTGAGCCTGAAGTAGGTGACGCCTTCTTCCTCATCAGTGAACGGTTTGCGCAATAATATTTCTTCGCGATCCTGTGCCGTTTGCAAGTAAGAGCAAAACTCTTCCAAGTAGTCATAAAACTGACCACTTATGCTTGCGTCCTGCGCCACTTCAACGATTGCGCTTTCGTTCTCTTTCATTTCGTTAAGCAGGGCACCCACCCGCGCTTCCCACTGCTCCTTCTTCGCGGTGCGTGGGTAGAGGTTGAGTTGCTCCATGCAAGCTTTTTGGAAAGCCGTCTGGTTCATCAACGCGTCTGTGTCCAATTCAAGCGGTTCGCCGTTTACGTCCAGAAACCAAACAGGCGGCGTTGAATTGTACTTGCGTAAGTTTGCAATAGGTACGCCAGATGCGGCAGCCCCGATACCAAACTCCATCGTGCGGCACAGGTCCTTGTTGCAGTGCGCGTTGATCGGTGCGTCGTTACACTTGTAAGCATAGTCTTTGCGCTGCACCTGTTTGGCCACGACGTTGACTTCGTTAAGCGGTAGGGGCGGTTCAAAGTATTCCATGTTGTAACGCAGGATTTCGCTTTCCCAACTGTCTGGGTACGCCTTACGCAAATAAACGCCTACGTTGAACAATCCGTTGTTGCGCCCACCCTCGGATATCTTTAGCTTCGCCAGTATCTTGAGGCAGGGCGGCCCTTTGTCGAAGTCCGCCATGTCGGCGGTGCTTTCCACTTGAAGCTTAATCACTTGTTCGGGCGTTTGCTTATGCGCCTCGTACAGTGCGAAAAACTCTTCTAGGTCGGCAGAGGTGCCGTCGTCCAAGAAAGCGTAGCGTAGACCCCCTTCTGCGTCGTAATACGGTAGGTTTAAAAAGTTACCTACGTCGCCACGCTCAAGGTTCAGCTTAACTTGCTTGGGAAATATCTCACTGTCGCCGTAGCCGAGTGCTGCGGATATGTTCTGTAACGCCTTCTGCATGTCACGGGCCTCAACCCAATCCTCTGTAAACAGAAAGCAGTGTGCGCCACCAGACTTTGATCGACAGACCACCAACGGCAGCTTCAGACGTCTAATCTTTTCAACCAACAGCTTGTGGTCAAGCGGATACTGATCGACGTCAATACAGCCCCACTTACATTTATTCTCTTCGTTAATCGGTATGATACCGACTGAATTGCCTTTACCAGACAAATGCCCCTGCCACAGTTTCGGGGTCCGTGGTTCACGTACAATGGCAGCCTTACCAGTGTTTTTACCGTTAGACTGCTTCTTCTCTATTCTATACGTGCCATACGCTTCTTGTAGACCATCAAAAATGGCCGCAAACTTTTCTTCGGACATCGTTCCACCTCAATGTTGTTAAGTGGGCGGTTCGCAGAACCCGCCGCCCGTCGGGACCTCCGGGGAAAAAAGGAAAACCCCTCTGCAATTAAAATGGAACGTCGTTGCTTTGTGTTGGCGCACTGTCGTCTTGGTGTTTCACAACCACATCACCAGAGTTGATGCTTTCGTAGAAATCCTTAGCGCGTTTGTAAACAGCCCCGTCCGTTATTGGACCTTCGCGTGTCATCTCCCAATTGTGCCAAGAGCCTTTGCTGTTCTCTTCCTGCACAGTTTTCATCAGATACACTTGGCTGTAACGTGGCGGAGTGAACGGCCCGTTCTTGCCCTGCATAGTGATGGATGACATCATGCTGTTCCACTTGCGGCTCTTCTTGAGCGCAGTAGATTTCATGGCGATCAGGGCTGTCTCAACAGACCCGTCTTCGTTCAGGATCAGCACGAAGTGTTGGTGTGTCTCTTCAATGTACTCACCATCACCGCCAACGACATAGTCTTTGTTGTCGTCTTTGCTACGCTGCACCTTTGGACACTCTTGTTGTGTCTCATAGATTGCAGTCGGTGCGCCTGACCCGCTGCCACGGGGTGCCCACTGAATGTAACGGCGTTGGTATGCACACGGAATCACACGGATGCCGTCCTTACCCTTGTACACCTGACCCGATACTGTGTTGTATAGGTCGCCACGCTTGGCTTCGTCTAGCTCGTCCAACAGTGGGTCCAAGCCCGACAGGATTTTAAGGAACGGAAGCGCAAGGTCGTCCTGACCCATGTTGCTTACGCCTTCTCCTGCATCTGCTTCAAACATGCTTGGATCAAACTCGACTACGTCAGCCTTCTTTGTTTTTGCTACTGCACCAGCCATTATTTTTTCCCCTTCTTGATAAATGCGCGTTGTCCTACATACGCGCCAAATAGTTCCATTGGAAATTCGTTGCCCGCTTCAATGCGTTCGCGAACGAATGCTTTCAGAGTCCCCGCGTGGATAGACGTATCCTGTTGCGGTACATACCCTTCCTTCTCTGCCACCGCCTTGAATGCGTTGGCCAGATCGTCCTCGCCACGGCCAAAGGACACGCTGACATTATTTTTGATAATGTCGTCGTAGCCGTGATCGCGGAGCCATTCGTAAGCCTTCGGGCGGTTGTCCACGAGAATAGATGCGCCGTATGTGGGCTTTACATCGATCTGTGATCCGTCGTCCAAGGTAAACGAAGCCAAGCCCATCTCTGCCATAGAAGCAGGTAGGTCCTCGTCCGTTAATTTGAGAAGTTCTTTTTTGGCATCTTTCAACTGGCGATCTAAGTCTGCCACTTGTGCCTCTTTGGCTGCGATAGCCCGTGCTAACTCTGATACTGTTTTCAGTACCCCGCCGTCAGCTTTTTCTAAGTTCGAAGCAAACTCTTTTTCAAAGTCATCTTCGAACATACCTATAATGTCGTCTGACATAGTCTTCCTTTCGTGGTTCGTGTTTCGCGGTTCGTGGTTAAAGACCTTGTTGGGGCCTTGACAAGTTCCTAGATATTCTTATTAATTCCTATAGTCAAGAGGTGGAACATGAAAAATTACAAATTTAAAACTAAACCATATGATCATCAGCAGGCTGCCTTAGAGGCTTCGTGGTCAGACCCCTACCATGCGTTATTTATGGAGATGGGTACAGGAAAATCTAAAGTAACCATTGATAACATTGGTGTTTTGTACGAGCAGGGCGAAATCAATGCCGCTTTAATTGTGGCTCCAAAGGGCGTCTATGATAACTGGGTGAAGGGCGAAATTCCGAATCACTTACCAGATCATATTGACCGCTACATTATGCGTTGGACCCCTAGTACATCTAAAAAGTATGCGAGAGAGCTTGACGATTTTATCATGGAAGACTTCAACGGCATGAAGTTTTTTGTAGTCAATGTCGAGGCGTTCTCATCGCCACGGGGTGCCGAAGCCGCAGGGCGTTTCCTTGTGCAGAACCCAAATAACATGATGGTGGTGGACGAAAGCACAACCATCAAAAACAGGAAAGCAAACCGCACAAAGAACCTAATGGTCATGACGAAGTACGCCAAGTACCGCCGTATACTTACAGGTTCTCCTGTCACGAAAAGCCCCATGGACCTGTTCAGTCAGTGCAATTTTCTCGAAGAAAGAGCACTTGGCTTTAACAGCTACTTTGCATTCCAAAACCGTTACGCCATCGTGCAAAAGCGGACAATGGGTGCTAAAAGCTTCCAAGAGATTACAGGTTATCGCCGTTTAGACGAATTGTCTGAACGCCTTGATAGCTTCAGCACACGCATACTTAAAGAAGAATGCTTGGACTTACCGCAAAAGATATACATTAAACGTTATGTTGAATTGACCAACGAGCAGCGCAACGTCTACACGCAGATGAAGAAGCTTGCTTTGGCACAATTAGACAGCGGGGAACTAGCTACAACATCCAGTGTGTTGACACAGATTATGCGGCTACAACAGATATGCTGTGGCCACTTTACTCCCGACGTAGGAGAAACCAGAACGCTTGAAAGCAAACGTCTGGACGAACTCATGAACGTCGTGGAAGAGTTTCAGGGAAAGGCAATCATTTGGGCATCGTATACCCACGATATTCAACGGATAGCCTATGCCCTGCGCCACCGCTTTTCCGCGGAAGCGGTGGCAACTTATTACGGGGAAACGCCACAGGATGAACGCCAACGCATAGTTGAAGACTTCCAAAACCCCAAGCACCCGCTGCGGTTCTTTGTTGGTCAGCCAAAGACAGGCGGCTATGGCATTACCCTGACAGAGGCGACTACCGTCATTTACTTCAGTAACTCATACGATCTGGAGATACGATTGCAGTCCGAGGACCGCGCTCACCGTATCGGGCAACACCATCCTGTAACCTACATAGACTTGGTTGCGCCTGACACCATCGACGAGAAGATTATCGACGCATTACGCGGTAAGATTAACCTCGCGGAAAAGGTGCTTGGGGAGCAGGCTAGGGCGTGGTTAACGTAGCAATCCCGCCATACTTCTCAAACAGGTTGGTCCGTTTGCCGGGAATCACCCCCATATACGGCGTAGTCTGTGCCGTCTCTTCCTCGTCTGGGCGTAGTCTTGGGCGAGGCATAGGTTCTGTTGGCATATACTGTGGACGCAACTGAGGGATGGGACTGTAACCTCGGGGGTCCGTGAACTCTTGTTCTTGGACCACGGGCATCGACATCAGAACCTCTTCTGGAGAGGGAGCCTGCCCCACGCTGCCTTGTCCTGTAATGCTCATATTTGCAAACTTACGGCCGTAGTCACTAAGCTTGGTGTACCCGTCGTCAGGATCGTAGCGTCCGCCCGTTTCAATAAACTTCTTCATGCCAAAGTCACCACCAAGGTGCGCCATGCCAAGCATTGAACTCATGGTGATTGGAACGCCTTTGATCGTCTCACCGATATACATGTCTAAGCCGTTGTCCATGATGTAGTTGATGGTTTTCTGCTCGTACCAATCTTGAAACTTCATCTGCAAATCACGCGAGTTTGCGTACTCTTCAACGGTGAATTGAAGCCCTGTTTCACGTTTAAAGTCTTCAAGTGTGTCAGGCATAGCTTGCGTAAGGCCCATGGCCCCCGAAGGGTTGCTCGCGCCTACGTCACCAGAACTTTCTGATGCGATCAAAGCTTCGCGGTACGCGGACATATCCGCCTCCCCACCACGCGCAAACCGAGATAAGCTTTCAACGCCTTTTGGCCCGCGGAACATGTCCCGCGCACGACGGTTTAAACTACCGACGCCGCTCACTAACCCACCTTTGGCATAGAAGTCATCCATGTCTGGTGGAAGGTTTTGTAGCTCAAACATCTCACGACGCTTCTGTGTTTTGAACTCGTCAATCTCTTTAGTAGTCTTGCCGTCGGCCCGCATTACACGGTCCGCTTGCTCTATTTGACGGCGCAACTCGGTCAGTTTGAGTTCCAAGATGTCTTCTTCGATATCGGGCGGTGTTTGACGGGTCATGTTTAGGCTGCCAACGTCGTCAACAAGCGGATTACGATAATTCATTAAAGATTCTCTAGCAGAGACAGGGTCTTCGAAATCGTCAAAATATGCTCTCGCGTTTGGAAACCGATCAATGCCGTTTTTATCTTTAGCGAGGTGCATCCCGCGACGCTTTACCTCTTCCGCCAAGCGGACAGAATTTTCTCCGTCATCCACAAGCCGTTGATTGCCCATGATGCTTTCATACTGAGGTTCGATAAGAGTTTCCAAAGCGTCATCCGGTATACTCTTTATTGCTTCTGAAAATTCATCCGGTTTCATTCCAATAATGGCGTCATGAACTTCGTCAATGATTTCAAAATTTGCGGTTTCAATATTTTTAGTAGCTTCTTTTGCAAAGTCCGCGTTTCGGTCTGCACCAACGCCCATGCCTTCGATCTCGTCCAATATTCCATATTGTTCATCAATCTGACGACGAAGTTCCTTAATGTTTGCTACAGCCATTTCAAGCGGGTTAATGGCGGCTCTACCACCGGCCTTTGTGGCCTTTGTCATAACATCCGTTATAACATCTGGCGCGACGGCTGCCACGGGGACCGCGGCCGCTGCGCCCTGAAGAAACTTACGACGACTAGGGTCCGCCAGTGTGTCTTCGGCAATATCTTTGGTAGCACCCGTTGGGGTCAGAATGTCCATCAGTACCGCTTTGGCCGGCTGCTTTGCCGCGGCACCCATGCCAATCATACCCACAGGAAATAAGGTTTCTACACCGGCTTCTATCGCGGCTGCTTTGCGCTCGTCCGCAGGAAGCTCTGAATCAAACGCTCTACCTGACGCTGCCATGCCGCGCATGATACCTTGCGCAGGATCAATCGCAGACAGAAGGTCCATTGCGCTTTGACCCATGCGTCTAAATTCTGGCGGAATGTAGTAAGAAATACCGCGTCCATCAGCCATTGCCTGTACCCTGTCCCAGTGAACCTATACCCGTTTCAAATAGACCTTCTGTCGGGCCTGTTCCTGCAATGATATCATAACCGGCATATGTCTCGCCAGTGTCACCGATATTCTTTTCTCGGAATTGATAGGTCGTATTATTTTCTGGGTCGTATGCGACGTCACCGATATTGCCTTGCATCCAATCAAAGTCTGGACCAATTACACTGTAATTGTAATTACTTAAGTCGGACACCTGACCAAACAGAGGCTGTAAGCGAGGGTCGCCTGACGGGGTAAATCGACGGGTATGCGGAACTAAAACATCAGATACGGTTGCAGGAGTGTAACCCCCGTAAAAACCGCCTATGCCTGCACGTCCAAAGACGCTTTCTGTGTCGCCGATTTCGGTTTCATCGGTGGGTTCTTTAGTTTCGGTAGTTTCGGTAGTTGCGCCACCACCGCCACCGCCACCACCGCCGCCGCCGCCGCCGCCGCCGCCACCGCCGCCGCCACCGCCGCCACCGCCACCGCCATCGCCGGGACCCGGACTTTTATTGTGTGATAGAATGCCTTCACAAACGTAAGTGTGTGCGTCCGCAACGGTAAGTACTACGATATCTCCAGTGCCCTGCGATTCCGTAGAAACCCACTTGGCATTTGCCCCGTTGTCAGTTTGAACTTCATCCCCTGCAACAAGGTCGGAAACAGCCACCCAATCATTTCGCGTGGGTGAAAATAGCTTGTGAGACGGTGAGCACGTAATTGTTACAGAGTCGAACTCTACACGCACAATGTCATCTTGCTTGATAGATTTGTGCGTAACTTCGTGTTTGCCCCAGACTTTTGTGTCTTCATGAGCCGTATAAACCACATCTCCAACTTCCACCTCGCCCGCGGGCTTCGTCAAGCCGTTAGCTAAAGTAATCCGCATATCAGGTGTTGGACAGGTAGTTATAACTTCGTCGTACTCTTCGGGACTAACAATTACCACTTTATCAGTACCGGGAACGGTTGCAATAAGATCACCTCCGCCCGTGGGATCATAATTTGTCCCGGGTCCGGTCAAAACATCACCCCCAAGGGTTGCATATCCGCCATAGGGTTTTTTATTGTGGGACAAAATACCTTCACAAATATATGTATGTGCACCGTCCACCGTTAATACGACGATATCTCCAGTGCCTTGAGGCTCTGTTGAAATCCATTTGGAGGTAGATGCATTTTCAGTTTCATGCAAGACGACTTGGTCACCTTCTTGAAGGTCTGAAACTTTTACCCATTCGTCACGGTTACTTGAGAAAACTTTGTGCGTTGGAGAACAAGTAATCTCTGCGGAATCAAAAATGACTTTTACAATGTTGTCCGTTTTGATTTCTTTATATGTGACGGGATGCTTACCCCACTTCTTTGTGTCTTCGTGTGCGGTTAAGACTACATCACCCACTTCAATGTCACCGGCAAATTTAGTGCCGCCTTCCAAAAGGATACGCATGTCTGGCGTGGGACAAGAGTCGTTTCCACCAGAGGCGGTGTGTGTAACTAGCCCAGAGCTGTGCTGAAGAAGCCAAAGCGTCAGCATATGGATTTGCAGCTTCAAGCTGAGCTACATTCTGTCCA